CCATAGTTCTGGCTGCCTTCCTCCTGAATCGCAGTCTGCCAGACCATTGGGTAATAGGTGTAAACCTCATCCGGATCCGGAGGGCTGGTGCCTCCGGTATTCTCCACCTTGATCTCTGGAACGCAGGTAGGTCCTACCTGATACACCACGCAGCGAATCCGACCATCAGGGGTGGACGTTACCGCTGTATCGCATGTGTGGATCGGTGCTGCCTCATCGGTGCCAAGCTGAAGAGGGTTGACCGTGCCAGGCCTTGCGCCTTTGTTGCCAGCAGTTCGATCCCATGCGTCATTGTTTAGGACATGGCAGCTGTCCGGAGTGACTCCCACCACCCCAAAGGGAGCATCGGAGATGCCTCGAGGCTGGGGACTGTCAGGGTTTGCTGGCTGTGCGTCATCGCGCTTCTGATAGGCACCACCCTTGACGCTCGCGCAGTCTTCCGCGCTTTGGATGCGCGGAGGCTGCACCAGCTCCGTAGCCGTGCCTTCGTCAACCGACCCACCCAACGGGATCACGACTGGGAACTTTTGCAGCGCCATTCAAAACACCCAGAACTCAGCTTCTACATCTGCGGATCCCAGATCAGTCTTCACGCAGATGAATTTGGATTTGTCGTAGGTTTCACCGCTGGGGCAATAGATCGAAACTCCCTGATTTTTTAGCGCCACATTCCAGCCCCTGTAAGGCCTTCCTAACTTGTGAGGGATCAGGGTCGGAGTGTTTGCCTTGATTGTCTTGCGCACTGTCTGTGCGCCGTTGCTGGCCTGGATAGCGCCATTCTTCGAGGCAGGACCCAACGAGGAGCGCTCGAGTGCATCCAGACCTTCCTGGGTGCTGGTCTGCGTGCGATCGCTGTTTCCGTTCTGAAGTCGGTTGAATCTCGCCATCAGGTTCACCAGAAGTTCGGATAGTAGTTAGGGAAGTAGTAGGGATAGGCTCTGACTTGGAGGCCCCCCACCACATCCTGCACACGCTCCGGAAACTCAGCCTCTCGATCTGGCACATTGGCCAGCAGACGCTGAGTGACCTGCGACTTCTGCATCAGAAGCTGCTGCGTCTCGCTCTCCTCCTTGTCACGCATCCGCGCTGCAACGTCGATCGTGAGGTACTCATCCCAGTGGGCAAAGCTGGGGATAATCTGAGCTTCTGGATCCACCCCTCCACCGATCTGAAAGCGCGGAGGCAGAGGGATATACCAGATCGAGATCATGCGCGGACTGTCAGTGAGGTCTGGCGGATCAGGGGTGAAATATAGGCGCTGCTGGTGCTCATAGGTATTGCCAGGCCCTATGCCGTTTGGATCGAGCACAAAAGGACGGTTACCGCTCTGACCGGGATTCGGTGTGATATCTCCGCTGATCCCGATATTGCCACCCAACCGATACTGAAGATTAAGACCCTTCTGCCATCGGCCGTTCCAAGCGCTGTTTTTGTAGCGCTCAGTAAACGTATAAGGACGCAGCATCCAGGGTATGCCATCGGTCCCAAAGAAGGCCTCTACACCAAGCAGCCGGTAGAAGTTCGGAGGCAGCACAGCAAAGGTGCCATCCTGCGAATCACGCACCATGAAAGCCTGCGCATTGAATGGCTCTGTAGTGCCACCAGTCGGAGACTGGGTTTCTTCGACCCAGCACCGACGCATGAAGAACTCATTACCAGCATTCTGAATAATGAGATCGTATAGCTCTCCTAACGATTCGTTCAGATATCCCGTTATTTCAGGATCTGTCACGAACTGCGTGTTCACCATGTCGGCACGTTGCCGACTTCTGGCGATCAGGTCAGAGAGCGAAACCTGATTATACATTGATCAGCGCCTGCGCTTTCCGCGAGTGGCATCGTAGGCTGCCATGCCTGCCGACTCACGCACACGATCACCCAGCGACTGATGATGACGGTCATACAGATCACGGTGGTGATGGCTGGTGTGGTGCTTCATGCGACCATGGCGAGCAGCGCGCTCCTGGGGCCCAGGCTTTGCCTTGCGATCGCTGTCCTTCTCTCTGTGCCACTTGTCGATCAAGGCACGCTCAGCCATGCCTACAGCCTCACCCCTGCGGCCCTTGTGGTCCTTCCATTGAGCTTTCATGCCTCTGCGCATGTCGCTCTTGGCAGCACCGACAGCCATCGCCCTGCGACCCTTCCTGCTAACCTTCATCGTCTTCCACCCTTCCCAGAGGGCTTAGCCCTCTTGAAATATTCAACCTGCCTCAAGCGCTTGAGGGCAGCTTCTCGCGTTTTGTAGGGACCACCCAGACGCTTGGCGCCAGTGGCTTTGCCGCTGCGCACTTCGTAGCCTTTAGGGGTCTTCTTGATCATAGGATCACCCTCTCGCGTGGTGGTGGCACTGGTGGTGGAAGTGAGGGAGGAGGGATCTGAGGACCATAGCTGAACTCTATGTCTCCAGTCTGATCGGTGATCACATCGATGACCAATGCGGAATCAAGAGGCAGATCCACGGCAACGCCAGGATTGCCCGCTGCCATGTCACGCACCGACACAGCGATTTGCTTGCCTCCGGTATTCGGGATCACCACACACATCGCTTGAATGTCTGGAGCCCCAGCACCTTGAAGGATGCGCGCTGCCAGGTAGCGGATCTCCGTGACCCCTGCGGTATCGAGAGTAACCGTCCACTCCCCTGCCGCAGTCGTCTCAAAGACCATCGCTCCCTCTGTCACTGGGCCATCAGCGGTCAGCGTGACTCGCGCAACGGTGCGAGCCATTCCCCTGCCAAAGCCCCAGACTTGATCCGACGTTGCTTGCAGCATCAGACTGCCTCCTGCGAATACGTGATCGGCACTGCGGTATTGCGCAGCCACAAGGTGAGCCACGCAGTCTCACCACGTCCCAGCACTTCACTTGCTGCTGCTCCGTTGAAGCTGCGTCTGGTGAGCACCATGGTTCTGCTGCCGTTCTCCCACTGGCAGACAATCGTTCCCTGAAAAGGTGCGATGGGTCCGGTGGTGGTAGTGCGCTCCGAGAATCCGATGTCGTACCCCTCCAGTATGACCTCTCCGATACAGTCGATCTCAATCGTCCACTCTTCGGGAAGGCCTCCGCTGTCTATCGTCCTGACAATAGTGCTGGGAGGAGCAGTAACCTCGAGGTCCCCATCGCCGTTGCAGAAAAACTTGGCTTTCCACTCCACACGATTGCCACCCAGCGCTTGAATCGTTGTCTTGCCTCGATAGATAGGCATCAGGCTACCTCCTGGGTGGGTGACTGATCTCCCGACTGGAAAGCGTGGATGCAGAAGTACACCCGATCATTCTCTCCGCTGGTGTCATCATAGGCCAGCTGGTAACTGTCGCTCGCAGTGCCGTCATAGCGAAGGAAGATGGTGAAGGTGCGAGTCGAGGCGTCATAGGACCACTGGAACCACTCGACATCATCGCTAGTCAGATCCGAGAACTGCGGAGAGAAGCTGAAGCTAGCTCCTGCGATGTTGACCAGCCCAGTACCGGGGATGGTCAGCGTGTAATACACAGGACCGGCAACCACTGTCTCCTCTGCAATCTGACACTGCGGAGGAGTGACCCGCATCCCATCAGCGCCACTCGGCACATCCGGAGCGTCTGGGTTACGGTCGAAGAACCCAGCGATCACCGTATCGCCAGGCCCTAGCGTGGTGTAATAGTCCAATGTCCGGATGATCGGCATCAGTCCTTCTCCTCTCTCTTCGCAGCCATGCGAATATCTGACAGCCGGGAATCTTCCGCAGTCTTAGGTGCAGAACTTCGCAACACTGGAGATCCTGGATTCTGGATGTCACTCCAGGCACTACCCAGATCGTAAATCCCCAAATCGGTATTATCGATGGCTGATGTGTTCTTCTGGATCACCTGCACATTGACCCCAGGGATCATAGATGGCCCCAGAAACTCCGGGTTGTATTGATAGGCACCGATGCCCACTCTGGGCAGAGGCCTGGGAGCCCAGAACGGATCCGGACTTCCTGCCAGCGGAGAAGCTGGAAGCATGATCCACACACGAACAATGGGAGCCAGCTTCAGGGTGTACCTAAACGCAGCACCATCTACCTCCACCTTCGTGGATTTTACGATGGCTGATACCTGCGTTTGCAGCCCATAGGGTCTAGTGCGGAAAGCCTCATCAACACTTGGATCGGTGGGGTAATACGCAGGCTGAACAGTCACGCTCGAGGATGGGCTGGGACTCCACCCATAGGGTGAAGCGCAGCCCCCAGCAGCAGGCCCAGCGGCAAAAGTCGGATCCAGCGAGTTAGACACTGCCCCATCCAGGGGACCATAAAGCGCATTCATCTGATCCACATTGACCGGACCATAGTTAACCGCAGGGTGAAACTCTGCGAGAGCATTGGTGCTCAGAGAGGCAGTGGCCCAGTAGGTGCGCTCGAGAGCGCGCTGAACACTCGCCAGCTTTTGATTGGCGAAGTTCAAGTTATTCAACGAGAGGCCGGAAAAGGTCAGGCTGACATCTGGGATGTCCCAGTTCAGCCCGATCTCGTAGTACGCAGCCTGACCGGCTCCTGTAATGTCAGCTGCTGGCCCTCCGCATCCAGGAGCGCCATCGCCTACCGCAGCGCACACAACCTGCGCATGGGTTCTGCCCAGTTTCGTCTCGTCTACTATCTCGAAAGGATAAAGATCGGTGCTGGGTAGCTTCGCATTGATCGGAACTGATAGAGCGGCATCCACTTCGTCTAACAGCGCTTCGGTGTAGGGAAGCCTGCGAGTTCCAGAACCCTGCACAAAGACACCGATCGATGTCGCATTGTATGGCTGCCGATAAATGGCCCACTGACCACCGCCACCAGATCCAGGGTAAGGAAACAAGGAAGCCAAAGCAGGATTGTTCAGAACCGCAGGGAGGACCTGCATCTCTGCTGCTTCAGGAGCGTAGGGAGCATTCACCACCCATGTATCTGCGCCAGGGTGGGAAAGCTGGAAGGCAGCGACCACACGTCCCGCACCATGTGCGTGTGGAAAGTTTTTGTCTGACATATTCGGCATGTGATCGCTCCAATCCTCTGGGCCACTTCCCTTGTGAGGAGTGGCCCAGAGATTCCATCAGGGAGTCGCCAGCGCGATGCGTGCGTTCCAACCCGGAGCCGAGCAGCCGAGCTGTAGATAGTAACCGCATCTTACGGTCACGGAATCTTGATCAACGGTGCGCAAAAATCGCAAACCGTCAGTCATCAGGATCTTGGGAGCCATACCCAAAGAGTAGAGCTTCCAGGTATCCATTTGAAGAAGGTACGCAGTACCGCTGGGGCAGTTCGGATCAGCAACGACCGATACCTGACCACTCGGAGTGTAGACACGAACCGAGTCGAAGAAGACCTCTGCAACGTCGCTCGACTGAACGACATCGTAAACGACCTTCGAACCCAGAGACTTGATCAGCTCTGAGTAGTTCATGGGATTCATGAAGACCAGATCCGGGCGTCCACCCTCCCTGAAGAGGAGCGACCCAGCACCAATGATGGCCTCTTCGATTGTCTCCGAAGTGCCATCATAGCGCTGACCAGCTAACCTGCTGGAATCTGCCGATCTGTCCACAGAGAAGAAATTGTCTCCCGCAAGGGGAGCAGTGGCAGGCAGCCAAGCATCGAGGCCTGCTGCCTTCTTCGGTCCAGCGGGCAGCGCTGCGTTCGTGTCTCCCAGCTGAAACAGGAAGTCACCAGCACCACCGATCGAGGCTGCCAGCGTGATCTCGCCAGTGTCCCGATTGATCGCAGTGATGGGCTGGGGTGGAGTGGCACCGACACCCGTTGCAGCAGGTGCTGCTACGATCTGCATACCAAGTTCAAACTCGGTAACGTTGGTGGGATTGGCGAGCAGGAACACGCCAGGAGCCGAGTAACCAGCTGGGCCGATGTTGCCACGAACACCCGTATCATTCCGATACAGGTTGCCAGCAAGATCCTGGGTGAGAGATCGAAGCGCACCGTCGATCTCACTCGCTGCTGCTTCCATGAAAGCATTCGCGCTGCCAACAGAAGCCTCGAGAGTCTCGTTGCCGATCGATGCGATGGCGTAGTTCCGAACACGGGTCAGAACGTAGTCCGTGTAATTGCCTGGCGTCTGGTTCGCATTGGCATCGGAGAAGGTTGCAGACCTTCCCTGCGGAACTCCGTACTGCACGGGAATCGGCAGATTCTTGCCTCCGAAGTATTCGTACTTCGGGACAGCAGCGAGGAATGGATTGTTGCGATACACAAGGTTTTTCACCCTGAGATCGGTGTAATGCACCTTAAGTGCAGCTTCAAAACTGGTTAGATCCAGCGCTGTCATCGTCTCTCTCCGTTGATCAAGTCCACTTCAGCAACGCAGCAGCCTCTGCCAGAGATTGCTCTCTGGAGTGGTTCGGATTCTGGCGAGCCTTTTGATTTTCGGCTGTCTGCATTGCGTTGGTGAGTGTCGCACTGTGTTTAGGTTCTGGGAGGGCAGCTTGTGGCTGCGAAGTTCCCAGCTGCTTCATCTTCTCTTCGAGCAGTGCGCGAGTCGCATCGCCTTCGAGAAGTTTATCGATCTGACTGGAGAGGTGCGCTTCTACCTGGCGAGACGCTTCTGACTCACTTAGTACCTGACCAGTGGACTGGTGATGATTGGCCATCACCTGCCAGACTTGATCCGCCGAACCCGTTGCGCGAACAAGCGGAGTATCTTCGGACTGCTGGATGTATTGATGGACTTGTGATCTTGCCTCCGCAAGAGCGGCATCCATCCTTGCTCGATCCGCAGCTTCACGTTGCTCTTGAAGCTCACCTTTCAGTGCTGAGATATCCTCTCGGATTCCTGACACTGGATCAGCGCCTTGGGTAAGACGCTGGGAGATTTCGTCTCGCGGAACACCAGCGCGCTCGAGGAAGCTGACAGGATCAGCCTTCGCAAGATCCTGAAGCGCTCGACTCTGCTCCACTGCCATCTGATGTTCGCTTGCAGCTGCTTTGGCTTCTCGCGCTTGCTTCTCTTGATTCATCAAAGCGCGCAAGGCCTCCGCTGCTCGAGGAGCCTGCACGGGATCAGGCTGTGCAGGTGCTGAGGGAGCTTCGCTGGTCCCTTCTGGTGTGCTCTTTATCTCTTCAGTCATCGCATTACCTACATCGGCATGGTGCCGTCATTAGCGCCAATTGCTGTGGGTGGCGCTCCACCCATGTCTGCCGCTAGGGGTGCCCCAGGCATCATCATTCCCTGCGCATTGGCCATCGCTTGCTGCTTCGCTAGCTCCAGCATCAGGTGAGTTTGCGAGAGATACTCTCGAAGAAGCGCGAGCCGCTCAGGCTCCACACCATTCTGCTCTGCCTTCATGAGAGCTGCTTGCACCTTCTTCAGAGCCAGCTGGTGGTCTGCGTAGGGCTCCGGAGCCGCATAAACACCCTCATCGATCATGAGTTCAATGTTCCGATCGATCAGTGTCGAGGCTGCACGATCAAGGCTGAGCTTCGCTTCGAGATCAGGGAAATCGAGGAGGTCTTTAGCCTCATCTGGTCCCACCAGACCTAGCGCGATCATTTGCTCCACAAACGCAAGCCTGCCCGATGGTGTAGCGGGCAGGCTGCTGGTGGGATGCACCTTCAAGACATAGGAATCCTCATCCATGTCCACTGAATCCCAGTCCACCACATCGATCGATTTGGAGTCTTTGGTAACCACCACTTCATGCCGGTTATCTTCGGAGTAAATCTCTTTGCCGATACCGACCACTTGACGGGCAGCCTCCATAAACATCTCCTCATACTGGCGGCTGACCGTGGTGAATCGCAGGCTCTCCACATCCTGATATTCGCGCAAGGCAGCGCCACTGTTGAGGCCTGCTGGCTTCATGGAGGTAGCAGCCATCTGGCTTATGCCTGCGATCTCGAAGGAGCGAGCATAAAGCATATTCAGATGGTCGAAGATTTCGCGGTTCAAACTCGGAGGAGTAACCTGCTGGGGAATGCTCCCTGTGTAGGGGATGATGGTCCCAATTTCATTGTTGAAAAATGATTTGCGGATCTTCGAACCATTCTCAACATAGATTCTGGGGACAGACATAAGGTGAAAAGCGCGCTGAATCTTTAGGAGCAGTTTGTTGATTTCAACCTGCATTCCCTGGATTTCACCAGCCACACCTTCACCCCAGAAGCCCAGCATCGGCTCTGTCCAGCGAAGGAACACAAACGGGAAAGACCCCTTTTCCCAATCGTCATCCTGGAGCGTTGCGTTGCTTATGCAGATCACATGCCTGCCATCCGTGGCACCTCTGCCGCTGGGCAGGTGCCACGCTTCGAGCACTTCGATCTGGTCCACCAGCGCTGTAGCTGTAAAGTCTTCAGCGTTAGTCGTTCGATTTGCGTTCCGGATCTGCTCAGCATGATCAGGGAACAAACGCATCAGAACCTGGCGATCAATGAACTTTCGCTGATAGAAGTTTCGCGGCTCTCCATAAAAGCCATCGGCAGGATCAACGAAAAGCTCTCCAGGAAACACACGCTCAAACTGGACCTCTGCACCCTTCCGATACACTTTGAGGCAGCCCGTGCCTAGCACTGCGGCATCCAGCAGAACCTTTGGCGCAAGCTGGTATAAGCCACCCTGATAAAAGGCTTGATCGGTGAACTGCTCCAGCAGCCTGGCTCTGCGCTGCAAGCTCCAGTTTCCACCATGCGTCAAGAATCGAGGCCTGGGCCTCTGCCTCGAGAGCCTGCTGACCGCTGTGTCGCAGACGCTCTTGATCACATTCATGGTAACGCGAGCGCTGTCCACCACTTGATTGTGAGTAAAGGGAGTGTAGCCCCAGAGGCCAGAGTTCCCGTAAAGCCTCACATAGCGCAGGAGAGCTTCTCGACGCAGGACATCGCTGGCCTCGATAACTCGGAAGGCTTGCACCAAGTCATCGTAGGGCTCCTCTTGAGTCCACCACTGAAGGGCAATAAAGGGTTCTACCTGCATAATTACGAAGAATAATATAGCACATCTTCTGAATCGTCTTCTGGGTCTGCCTCTTCAGTGGATCCAGCGATTGAATCTCCCGTTATGTCCATAGCGATTTCTCCGATCTTGAATTGAGTTACCCCTAAGAACTTCAACGCCTTCACCAGTGCTATCAGCTCTTCAACCGTTTTGATTTCTAGCATTACCCCTCCTCTGCCCATGTCGGGAAATCAGCGCTCTCGCCTTCGTCCCACCAGTCAGCGTCTAACGACTTATCAAGCTGCTGCTCTTGCTCCTCTTCGATCTGGTCTTCCAGTGCGCGGTAGTACTCCACCGATCCTGCCTTTGGTCTTTCAGGCAGGATCTCGTCTCGCCAGTATTGATGGCACCAGCGCCAGGCATAGAGATAAGCGTCTGCAAGGTGGTCTTCGCAGCGCTCATGTGGCGCAAGTCGGTGATCGTCCCACTGCAACGCATGAAGCTCCTTCTCAGCGCTCTTGATCTTGAGGCTCCAGCGCTCAGTCATCTCAGCCACGTAGGCTTTACCCAGGCCTCCAGCATCAGCCACTATCGTTTCAAAACGAAACTGGCTCTCCAAATCGGAGACAATCTGAGCCACATCGCTGGGCAGCAGCTTTGTCTTCTTGAACGACTCCACCACCACCAGCCTGCCGCTGGCAGTCGAATAAGCGCAGATGACAAACGCTGTGCTGTCTATGTAGCCAAGGTCAAGACCCAGTACATACTCCCATTCATCATCAGCAGGAAGCTCCTGCACGACTGGGATCTTTGGATAGATAAGACTCGAGGAGTCTCGGATCCACTGGCCTTTGTACTCCCTTAGATAAGTGGGGTTTGATTCCGACCACCCATAACGACGACAGCGCTCTTTTAGCCATT